AAAAAGTAAAGAAACAGGTGAACTACTAGCTGTTACTTATACAGATGATGAGCATAGGATTGTGGAAGTGTTATGGAAAAAACCACCAGCGAAGACACTAACAGATGAGGAAATTAAAAGTGTTATGGCTCTAGATGAATGTTGGATTGGTGAAGATTGCAGCATGCCAAACATGATTGCATTTGCTAGAGCAATACTAAGAAAGGCACAAGAGAAATGAAAGTAAAAACAACATTTATTGATGGTAAAGCAGAAATACAAATATTTGCCGAAAACAATTGGGAAGAACGATTACTTGGTGCAAGTTTTGAAGATGGAAAAATGAATGTAGAAGTTTACAGAGAATCCCATATTTCATATCAAGATTGCAAATGGGTTAGGTTAAGAAAGGCACAAGAGAAATGACTACTTTTACAACAGAAGATAGGATAGCTGTAGAACAAGGCACTCCAGAGTGGCATCAGATGCGCCTAGGCAAGGTTACGGCTTCTAGAGTAGCCGACATATTGGCTAGGACTAAAACAGGGCCATCCGCTTCTAGACAGAATTACCTTATTGAATTAGCCTTACAGCGTACTACAGGCATCATTCAAGAATCTTACACCAATGCAGCAATGGAATGGGGTACTCAAACAGAGCCCCAAGCAAGGGTATCTTATGAAGTCAATACCAATAATTTTGTCGATCAAGTCGCTTTCATCGACCATCCTAGTATTGCTTGGTTTGGTTGTAGCCCTGATGGGCTTGTGTCTGACAGGGGCCTTGTGGAAATTAAGTGTAGGAATTCTGCTGGTCATTGGGAAACTATCAAATTGAATGAAATACCTAAAAAATATTGGATCCAAATGCAAGCGCAATTAACTTGCACAGGCAGAGAATGGAACGATTACGTTTCTTTTGATCCTCGTATGCCAGAACGTAGCCAGTTATACATAAAACGTGTCTTTAGGGATGAAGAATTTATTAAAGAAATGGAATTTGAAGTAAAAAATTTTCTTGCAGAAGTTGAGATAGAAGTCGATCTTATGAGAAATAGATGAAAAAACAACTTTATTGGGTTTGGGCAGCAATGATTCAAAGATGCGAAAACCCAAAAAATAAATATTTTTATAACTATGGGGCTAGAGGAATTAGCGTTAGTAAAGAATGGCGTTTGTCTTTTGATCAATTTTTAAAAGACATGGGAATTCGTGGTGCTGGAATGACTATAGAACGAATAAACAATGATTTGGGATATTCAAAAGATAACTGTCGATGGGCCAATAGGAATGAACAGGCAATTAACAGAAGATTGTTTAAAAGCAACAAATTAAAAATTAAAGGTATAGAAATTAGGGAATATGGATCTTATAGGGTTCGTATTAGAAGAAATAAAAAGCTCATTTTAAATGTAACAGTTAACGATTTTTTTGAAGCGTGTTGTATTAAGAAGTCTTATGAAACCAAGAAAGGGATGTAATTATGGGAATTAAATATTATTTAAAAGCACCAGTATCGGAATATTCAGACAAAGCTGGAGAGCCAAAAAAAAGGTATCAAACCATAGGCATAGTCACAGAAACTAAAAAAGGTGATTTAATGTTTAAGCTTGAATTAATTCCGTTATTAGGAATGAAAGAAGGGGCTATTTGGGGTTATCTAAATGAACCTGAAGAAAAGACTGACCAGCCTAAACCAGCTAATTTGGCTGATCTTGAATCTGATATTCCATTCTAAGGAAAAATAATGAAAAAGTTAATCGGAATTTTATTTGCTTTTATTGCAGTTACAGCTTATGGGCAGCAACAAGTAATTACTTGTAAAACCCCTGCTGGAGCTGTATTTGTTTATTCAGGCTATTCTTGCCCACCTGGATCAATCAGAGTTTTTTAAGGAGGCCGTATGAATCATCATATTTGGACTGCAAGTGGTACTGACATTACTTTGCGCTGGAGAAAAGCTGGATGGGTTCCTCCATCAGAAATCCAAGCATACAAAGACAAATGGAAATACTTTCAAGAGCTTCCATTGCGTTCTTTAGATGCTCAAGGCAAAATTGAGTATGAAGGTACTCTTAAACTTAATAAAATTTTTAGGATTAAATAATGGCAACTAAAAAACTAACAGTAAAAGAACCAGCCATTAAAGAAAAGTCTGGAAAAGTTATTGTGGCTAAGTCAAAAGCTTACAGCCATGATGAGCTTAAAAAGATGGCTGGTAAAGCTGCCAAAGGCGCAAAGCATGAATTTGAGCTTTCTAATGGCAGAATTGTTACTCGTAAAGTAGCAGCAAAAGTAGCTGAAAAAGCTGGAGAAGTTCCTAAGTCTGTAGGAAAAAAACTACATTCTCATGATCTTCGTAGAGCTGAAGGCATTAAAAAGAAAAAAATGTAATGAGTAATGACGAGGCCATGATTTTCAATGCAATCGTAATGATTGGCTTCGCCTTTATTATTTGGTATTTAATCGGAAAAGATAATGACAAGTGAAGATATACCTTTTGCTGGAAACGTGAAAGTTCCATCAGATGATTGTGAAGAAGCATTTTTTGCTGTTTATCCTGATTTCTTTTATGAAGGATCTACAGCTCTTAATCTATGGACTCAAGCTTGGCAAGCAGCTTTAGACCATATTGAGAACAAAAAGCCTTTAATTCAGCTTATATGACAAAAAAGCCCAAAAGAAGTAAGCATGAGCAAGAAGCAATGGCTGAATATTTAACTAAAAAATTTGCTGAGATTGATGCTCAACAAGAGTTAATTCCAGTAGTGATGCAAAGAGGTGAATGGGAAGCTCTTAAATACACAATAGAGCTTGCCCTTAACCTTAAACATAAAAAACGATTACATCGCTAAAAATTGATTTTGCTTACTACAATTTTCTGAACCACGAATAGCTTTTAAATTGCTAGGAACATGAAACCCTGATACTGTTTTGCCTTGCAAAGGTATAACATGGTCAACGTGCCAAGGTTCACCAGTAAGTTTAGTTAATATTGATGCAAGCTTGTATTCATTATTGATACGTTCGTAATCAATATCTGTAAGCCAATTAGGTGTTCTTAGCTTTTTAGATGCTTTTCTTTTTGCTTTATTAGCGTTGGCTATTTCAGGTTTAAGTTTTTTATATAAAGAAACATAAAATTTTATTTGTTCTTTTTTAATTTCATATCTTTTTTTGCCATCTACAGATACTTTTTCTGAATTTTTTTCTACCCATGCTTTTTTATAGCTAATAAGCTTTTCTCGGTTTTTAAGCCGATAAAGGCTATGATATTCAGCATCGTATGTCATGCACCAAGTATATCCATAGCTTTATGTATTTTATCAATTCTATCTTGTAATCCTAAAAGACCGCCATTTATTCTTTTAGTCATTGTTTCCCAATTTTCATCGTCTGCCAACAAATTAATTTGCTTGCGATTCCAGTACCAGCCAGCAGACATACAAGCCCATTCAGGCTCTAATAGAAGCTCTGGTTGCGTTATAAATCGCTGACTTAGGGCTTGTCCACATACTGTGTAATTTGAACGCCCTGTGAGCTGTATAACGCCTCTGCCATGAAATTTCCATCCATCGCCATCTTCAGTATTACCAAGGTCAGCTCTACCGCCATAAACCTTGTTTGCAATAGCTTGAGGATTGTTTGCGTATTTCTCAGCAGTTGCAGCATCAGGAAAACGAGAAGGCCAAACTCGCATCAAAGCACCAGCAGAATAATGAAGGTTTTCTTCTAAAGTCTTAAAGTTACCTGATTCATGCTGACATTGACCAATAAAGGCTGCCTGGCGTTTTGGGGTATCTATGCCATATTTGGCAAAAGTGTCATTTAAAGGTTTAAGCCATTTAGGATCAATTCCTAATGCTTGTAATTGTTCAATATTCATCTTAATGCGACTTGTTCCTTAATCCAATCTTGAAGGCTAACTAATTGTTGCGTTGTATAGGCGCAAGCAAGTAGCTGGTCGGAGGGGCTGACATTAGCTCCTGTGGAGGGATTGGAAATGGAGGGCATTTGACCGCTACTGGAGTTGTGCAACCCACCATAATAAGACTTAATAGCAGATAACTTAGCTTCATAGGTTTCCTTGGTGGTTTTGTTTATGAGTTCCTGCTGTGTCCGAATGGATTCATTTTTTGCTTCTTGTTCTTTAGCAATATTTTTGATTTCTGTTTTATATGCTTCAAAACGATTATGCTCAACATAACCATAAAAGCACCCAGATAAAAGGACAATTCCAACCACAATCTTGACATAATCGCCTATGGATAGTGGAAACATTATTCTATGGGTTTAGAAGTCACAAAGCGCAATACAGCAACAATAATGCCAATCCCAATAAGGATAAAGCCATAATATTTTGGATTAATACTGTTTTGGACATAAGAAAAATTATCAAATAAAGCACCAAAAATCACTAACAATAATGAAAATATCATTGTTTTTGACTTGTGCATTTTCATTTATCTACCTTACGATCTAGCTTATCTTCGATCTTGTCTAATTTGGCAAAGATAGCAGCAGCAATTTTGTCAAAATCATGCTTAGATATATAGTTTCCAGCTATCAAAATCTCAATGGTATTAACTTTATCTACCAATATTTTGTCGGCAAATTGTAGCTCTTTTACGGCTTCCCAAATAACCTTTAATATCCAGCCACCAAGAAAGCCAACTAAAGCAATGGCAGTATTTATTATTGTTTGCGAATCCATTTTATTCCTTGCCAATATCTTTTAGTTTTACACCAGCACCAGGTTTCAATGCCTGTTTTACTTTAACAGCTTCTTTAACATTATGAACAGCAGTCCTAGCCATTGTTCCAACAGGAACTACACCACCACCAAGAGTGTAATTTAAACCAATTTCTGCACCTGATTTAGCTTTTTCTGCCAATCCAGATACAAAAGTATTTGATTCATTTACATAACCCCCTGCTGGTCTTTCTTGTATGTTTCTTGCAGTTTTTCCCAATGCTTGTAGTTGAGCATTAACTTCAGGGCCAACAATATTTAAAATTTTAGGATCAATACTGCTTAAAGCTTTATTAAACCCTTTTTGACTAAATGCTCCTGAACCATCAGGCAAAATTCCAGCTTTAGATTTAAGCCAATTAACAACTCCAGCAGCCATTACTTCTCTAGCTTGAGAATCTTCCCCTAAATGTCTAACCATTGTGTCAATGTCATTCTTTTTGCCATTGATTACAAACTTTTGAATAAAGTCATCTGGAGCTACTTTTCCATTAATAGCAGACTTATAAGCTTTATCAGCATCTAAAGTATCAAATCGTTCTTTTGCTGCACTTCTAGCATCATCAGCCAATATTTTTAATTCAGCAGTTTCGCCAACCAAAGGCAAATCTTCTAATGCTTCTCTAACTTTTCCAAGAGCAAATTCTGCGTTTCCATCACCAGCTCTATCTGCTTTACGCATTTCTGAAGCTAAGTTAGTTCTCATGGCTTCAAATTGCTCAAAAGTCATAGGTTCGCCACGCTTAAAAGCATTAACTTGCCTCATAATTGAATCAGGCAAAAACTCTGTTTTAAGGTTTTTCTTTAAAGAATTAAGAGCATTATCAGCAAAAGCTACGCCATCAATAGGAAAATTACCTCCTGCTGCCTGTCTTAAAGCTTCATATTTAGAATCAATATTAGCTAATCTTTGTTTGTCTATATCTAAATAAGCATCAATTAAAGATTGACCATTTTCTACATGGTTTGTGCCATACACATTAGGTGAAGCATTTTCTTTAATAGCATCAATATTTTCTACAAGTTGTGCATTTTGTTCATTGTATCTAGTGGCAAGTTCTTTATTTTTACCTCTACTATTCATTTCTTCTGAAAAAATATGAGGATCTCTTGTTGCTTGACCTTCAGACAATTTGATTGGAACAGGCAAAGAATCAGCCTCT